TCCACGGCCTCTATCCCATCCCCGCCTTTTCCATTTGCTGGCGTTTCGCGCAGTCAGCTACCAAATAAAAAGCCCGCATAAGACTAGAGCGTGGCTCTTGGCATGAGCAGCCATTGAAACCAATGAGAGCAGACATACAGTAAGCCGAACTCATCGGTTTTAACGCTACACACGCCCTAGACTTATGCGGGCTGCATCTGTATGTCCTGACTTTTGGTTTCAACGGATGCCACTCCGCTGACGGCTCAATTTTATATCCTGTTTAGCCCTGAAGTCAATAACCCCACAAATTGTAGGGGAATATCAAAATAATTGATAAAGGGTGTTGACATGGGCAGTAAACAGTTTACTATTCATATCACGGTCAACGCTCAGACCGGATCTCTAAAGGAGCTTCACCATGTTTCAAGACGTTTTCCAACTACCCTGCGGTTCTTTTGTTTCCATCGGACATTATGTTCGCAACTTTAATACCGTTGCAGTTGTTGTCGGTTCTCATACCGATTCAAACGGTGAAGTTTCTCCTGTCTTGCGTGAAGTTGGCGCAAACAACAAATTAGTTGGCGGCAAATGGGTTGCCAACACAAAATTTTGCAGTAAAGCATAATTAACCGGGGGCTTCGGCCCCCACCTTCGGAGAGAATAAATGACAACATCACCCGCTTGGTCAATATACAGAGACGATCCAGTTGACCACGTTCTCAGAGTTACAACACCCCAAGGCTATTACCACCAATGCGTTCATTGCAAGGGTCGCATCTTTACGTCTGACCATGACTGCCTTGAGCGTTTTATCACCGACCACCAAGACTGTGAGGCAACAAAATGACTGACGCAGAACACCACCAGCAAGAACTTGAGCAGCAAGAGCAAGAGGAAAAGATAACTATCCAGCACCTAGACCTGATTGCTTACAAGTGTCTCGGTGTAGCCCAAGCAGTTCGTGATTTAAGTTTTATGCGTGACCCGGAGTCGTTTGAGAAGTCTAGAGCCCGCTTAATTGAGCTGGCAACTGAGTTTGATAATCTAAGGAGAAAGTACGATGAGCAAAGCACCAAGCACTAAGATTGACAAAGTAGCGCACCACTTAGTTACCAAGAAAAAAATCACTAGCTGGGAGGCGATTATGTTGTACCGCGCTACACGCCTAGCCGACATTATTTTTAACTTACGTAATGAGGGATGGTTGATCAACACCATAATGCTTCAGAACGATAAGACCCGTTACGCAGAATATATTTTAATTAAGGCGGGAACCAAATGACTAAAGACGAATTTGGTGATTTAATAGGTGGCGCTCTACTTGCGCTAGTAGCAATAATGGCAATGTTTATCTAAGGAGAATAACTTGAGTGCATATAGCAAACTGATGGATGCCCGGATAGCCCTGCAAAACGCTAGTCTTAAAAAATCGGGCAAGAATACTTACGCAGGGTATTCGTACTTTGAGTTGGGTGACTTCCTGCCCGCGATCCAATCTATATTCCATGAGAAAAAGTTAGCGGGCGTTGTGTCCTTCGGACTTGACCTTGCGACCCTGACTATCGTGGACTTAGAAGATGGCTCAGAGATCAAGATAACTAGCCCTATGTCCTCGGCAGCTCTCAAAGGTTGCCATGAGGTGCAAAACCTTGGCGCGGTTCAGACCTATATCCGCAGATACCTTTGGGTCTCAGCTTTGGAGATTGTCGAACACGATGCAATCGACTCTGCCCAACCAGTAGAGCCCAAGCCTAAACGTGCTACCAAGTCCAAGGCAGAGCTTGTGAAGTTGATCAATGAGGCATCTAGCCCTGAGATCCTCTCAGTCTTTTGGAAAGCTCTGAGCCCGGAGGAGCGTGAGTTGGTTAGGACTGAGGCCGCGCACAAGGGCGCAGAACTAAAGGGGGCTAAAGATGCGTGAGGCCAACCCATTCCAACTTGATGGCAACTGGTGGAACGCCCGTCTGGGCAAGCTCACGGCCTCGCGTATGGCGGCGGCTATGAACTTCCTAAAGTCTGGGAAAGAGTCCACGGAACGCGAGAATCTACGCTATGAGATTGTGGCTGAACGGATTACCAATACCTTTGCGGACAAGTACACCACCTCTGATATGCAATGGGGGGTGGAACAAGAGGCCGCAGCTAAGGAAAGGTTTGAGTCTGTGACCGGCCTGATAGTCACGGACACCCCGTTGATTGACCATCCAAGTATTCCCTTCTTGGCCTGTTCACCGGACGGATTCGTGTCGGACGGGTCGCTCATAGAAGTTAAATGCCCCAAAACTAAGACCCACATGAAGTACATCGCCAACCAAGAAGTCCCTGCGGAATACAAACCTCAGATGACCCTTCAGGCGGCGGTCACGGGTAAGGCGGTCTGGTTCGTTTCCTACGACCCGCGTATGGGTGAGGGCAAGGATCTGTTCATTAAGAAGTTCAAACCCACCCCGGAAGAAATAAAGGTGGTCGAGAGAGCGGCAGAGCAGTTCTTGGCTGAGTGTGAGGCGCTGTTTGATTTCTACAACAACAAAGCAGTTTATTTCGATAAGGATTAAAAATGTTACTAATTGGATTGGCAAGAATCGGTAAAGACCCAGCAATTCGTTATACCGGTGATGGGAAACCTGTAATGGATCTATCGTTGGCTATGGACTACGGTAAAAAGGGTGCGGACGGCAAGCGGCCTACGCAATGGATTAGCGCGACCATGTGGGGTGACCGCGTGGAGAAGCTCCAATCTCACCTAATCAAGGGCCAGAGCCTCTTTGTGACCTTGTCTGAGCCCCACCTTGAGGAATACAAGCGCAAGGACGGAACCACGGGTACTTCGCTCAGGGCGCGGTTAAATGAGCTGGAGTTCGCTGGAGCCCCGCGAGACAAGGTGCGCGAGGAGACGAAAGAAAACTTTGACTCCACCGGCCTAATTGATGACGTGCCTTTTTGAGGAGGTTTTATGGAAGATATTTCGTCACTAATTATTAAGCTCGACCTGAACCTGTCAGAACTAAAACGCCTAACTAGAACCCCGGCGTTTAGCGATAACGAAAAAATTACGCAAATTATTTTGGATATGCGCTGGCAGTTATCGCAAGCCCTGACCTCAATCGGAAAATCAGATGCCGAACAGGATTAAGTGCTGGGCTCTTAAGGATTCAAGAGGCCGCTACGTTCAGATAGAACATGGTGCGATGCCACAAGAAGCCTTCAAGAACTTGACATTTAGAACCCAGCGGGCGGCTAATGAGTGGCTGGCTAGGAACTTGTACTGGTACTACAAGGCCAAACCAGTTCAAGTAATAGTCAATATTAAGGAGGTAGGTGAACCATGACTTTCGTCTCTCACTTAGTCGCTGCCGACATTTGGTTTTTTATTTTGTGGATGATTGCGATGATCGCGATGGTCTGCTTTGTTTGCTCACAAAAGGAAAAAAAAGATGAAAAGACTACTGATAGTTCTCGCCCTGACAGGGTGCGCTACCACAAACCCCGGGGACTATAGCGTTACCCCACCGCCTCAGAAGCTCATCGTGGATAAAGAAGTCCACGCCATGACCCGCTTGGAGACCGCCAACGCCATTCAGGACTGTCAGGCGGCTAGGACTAGGGCTGTGGTTATCTACGGTCGGAGAGCCGTGGGAGGGGTAACTAGGGACGTAGTTATCGATGTAACTTGCGCCCCGCTGTACTAAAAAAGAACCCCCGAAAAGGGGGTCGTAAGGCCCGTAAGGGCAAAGAGAAAGCGTCTTAACTGTAAGTCCTCGTCCCCTGCCGGTCAATGATTAACGCCTGACCGCGTGGGGACGTTTCTGGGGTGTTTGGGACGCTGATATGAGTCCAGCTATCGAACTCTAGGATGATCTGATCGAAAGGCACGGAGGCCGCTATACAAGCCTCTACGACCTCCCGTGGCTTCATGCCGGGAACCCGTAAATCTGCCGCACAGCCAAGCCGGTGCTGGGAGGTGTCTTTAGACCCCACCGCGTCATTGGTCTGCTTACCCCGGTAGCCTGAGTTGATCATTATGGGTTTCCCCCCGACCGCAGCCTTGACCTTTTCCAGTAGCTCCGCGAGACGGATTAGGTTTTCTTTTTCCGCATTTGAGGGGATATTGAGCCAGCCGTTACGCTCGGCAGTTTCGCTTCGGGTCAGTTCCTCGTAGGTAAAGTGTTCGGATAGGTTCATTTCTTCTCCAAAAGATCATCTAACTGTTTGCTCTTTTCCTTGGAACCGGCGCTAGACCCAAAGTAATAAGACAGGATTTGGGTAACCGCAGCCGATAAAACGCCCAAAATGTAGATCAAGATGTCCTTGGCGGCTGGCTTGACCTCAATAAAAATTAGGATTGCAAAAAGGATAAACGACAGGGTAATGACCCCCAAGCTCAGTATTGAGTTGATGTTCTTGGTAATAGGGTGGACATCCGCAGAGGCCATTGCCGCCTCTCGACCGCGAGCTGAGTCCCGGTCTTTGGCCTCAATCTCCATCTTCTTAACGTCAGCTTCTAGGTGGGCGAGCTCACCCTTTTGAGCCAGTTCTAGTAACTTAGCTTGCGCTTCAGCTTTGGCGGCAGGGTCAGGCATAACACGGTCTAAGACCTTCTCGCCAATTTTCAAAATTGTATCTAAGCCAATCATTTTTTCTCCTTTGCTAGGATGGTTGAGGCAATCTGCAACATGGTTTTTGCTTGGTCTAGGTTGGCGGGCGGTGTAGCCCAGCCCACGGTAATCTGGCCTATGAACCGGCTGTGGTCGGGGGGGACGCTCACCCTGCACCCAAAGGTCATGCCCTTTTCGATGTACCAAAGACCCACCTCGGACTGCGCGGCCTTGTACTCCCCGCAGGGGATCTCGTTAGCCATAAGCGCGACTACGTCCTTATTGTTACTGGCGTTGCTCGTAAATAGGCCAACGTCTAAACCCTCCATAGTTTTGTCACGGCCCTCTTTTGTGTAGGCGCGGTACAAGACCCGCGAGCCAATCAGGGGGTTGACCTTGAAGATAGCAACCACTTGGGCGTTGGTGTGCTTGAATAAATGGGTAGCCGCGTCATCGACCCGACCTTCGGCTATTTGGGGGAGCTTCTGGTGTTCCTTGTAAGTCCCAACGATTAGGTCTTTATGGTCGTAAACGATGTACCCAGCAAACGCTAGGATTGCCATTAGGATCAACGCAAATAGCTTAAACGGGCTGTCCACATAGGCTAAGACCTTTGATAGGGTGTCTTGTTGCTCGCTCATAGATGACCCTTGTAGATGTAGTACAGGGTGACCAATAGGGTAGCCATGCCTACCGCGTAGACTTGGACTGACCGCCAGCGTTTTAGGTCATCGGTCAGTTCTTGTTTATTGGTTCTAACCTCGTTTTGCATCTTTTCTTTTAGGTCTAAGACCTTGCCAAACTGAATACGGCCCTCGTCCTCGCCAAACTGCTGGCAGAGTAGTTCCTTGACTTCGTCCTCCATTTGCTTGATCCGATATAGCCGTCTCCACTCACTCATGGCGGTCATAATCGTGACCTCGTCAGTCTTGGTCTTGGTCTTTAGCTTGTAGGCTTGGCGGGCTTTTAGTTCCGCAACCCCAAAGTTTTGAATGGACTCTACTGCTTGGCTGATCTCACGACCAGACTTGATGGCAGACTTTATGCCTTGGGTAGCCTGTTGAG